CAGCGAAGAACCTCTACGCAGTTATCAACAACCACTAAAACACTTTATACGCCCCTAACCCAGCCAATGTCCTACCCCTGCTTGTACATTTGACCAGTAACTTTATGAAACCCGCAAAGAAAACCACCAAGACGGCGAGCGCCCGCAAGGCGCCGAAAACCAACCTCAACGTCAACGTCGAATACGTCGAAGCCATCGCCGACGAGAGCATCGCCACTATTATGGCCCTGCGCGCCCTCGTCCGCCAACTCGCCAATGCACTACAGGAGGCCCGCGATGCACGCTAAGAACGGCCGCCCGATCAAGCTGGAGGAAGGCGTTTCGGGTTACCCGCGGATGTATCACCTCGCCATCCATCGCGCGTGCGACCGCTTCCTTGAGAGCCGCGGGCTAGCCACGGTCAGCGCCTCCCGCCGCAACACCTGGCTCTTCGGCTCCAAGACAAGGAGGGCCAAATGATGGCGCCCGACTTGGTGGTCGGCGAGATCGGCTTTGGTAACAACTTCGGCGTCTCCGCGGAGCTGGAGTTTATGCGCAACGAAGACCGCCGGCACGCCGCCGAAATCAAAGACCTACAGGCCGAAAACCGCGAGCTGATTAAGCGCAACAACCGGCTCAAGCGCGCCCTCGAGCGCTGCGCCGCGTTGTCCGAGGAGGTTGCCAACGAGAAGCACGAAGTCCTGCTCGAAGCCGCCCAGCCGCTATGAGCACACCCCTAGAGCAAGCCCGCGCCATCGCATCCGCCCGCCGGTTCCTGCTTGATCTCTGCATCCCCGGCAAGATCAAGCGGGTGCCGTGCGCCGTCCGTCTTGAGGCTCGCGCCCGGGTCAAGCACATGCCCATGTCGTGGGATATCCCACGCATTGCCGAGGACGACCTTGCCTTGGACGAAATGGAGAAAGTTGAAGAGCACTACCGCGAACAATTCTGGGCCGAGTGCGGCATGGCCGGGAGGGAAGTCTAATGGCCGGCAAGGGCGACACCCCGCGGCCGGTCAACGGCCCCAAATACCGGGCCAATTACGACCGCATTTTTACCCCAAAAACATCCAAAAAACCCTTGCCTTCCATGCCTACATTTGCCAACATATGCCAACAGATCACGCCACGACAGAAAGTAGTCACCAGTCATGGCTAACCACGAATACCAGCCGCCACCACCGCCCGAACACCACATCACGCCATGGATCGAGGAGACATTTCAACTTGTAGACGCCGCCTGCGACCGCTGGGAGCGGCGCCGCGCGCAGCTCGCCCGGAGGAAGAAAGAAAATGAGCGTCAGCGAACTCACGCTGTTCAGCCTGCTGATGTGCGCGCTGATCTTCATTGTCATAGTGATGAGCGATGACGACGACGAAGGGAGATTCTCGTGAAACGCACCGTTCCCCAATCACCCGCCGTTGAGCAAGCCGTCCTCGGCAGCCTCCTCGCCGACCCGCGCTTAGTTGACGAAATCGCCGGCCTGCACGCCGATTTGTTCTTCACGCCCGCGCATCGCTTGGTCTTTGAGACCATTACCGAGATTTGCAGCGAAGGCGGCACGCCAAACCTCATCGCAACCACGCAGCGCATCGATGCGAAGCATAAGCTGAACTTCGTTGGCGGCGCCGGCGCCATCACCGAGCTTCTTTCGCAGTCTGCCGGCGGGTCCGCAGGCGTGGAGTACCACGCACAAACCCTCCGAGATCTCCACGCCCGCCGCCGCATCATCGACTCCGCGGTCGCCATGCAGGCCGCGGCGCAAGACATGGCCACCGATGCCGACAGCGTCCTACAGCAGTCCGGCGAAGCGGTCTTGAGCCTTTCGCTGACCACCGCCACCGACTCCATGCGCGCACCGAGCGCCATCGTCCCCGGCCTGCTCGACGAACTGGAATCGCTCATGTCTGGCGGGCGCAAGCTGGGCCTGCAGACCGGAATACGCGACTTCGACCAGGTCACCGGCGGATTGCGCGGCGGACAACTCACCATCATCGCCGGAAGACCCGCGATGGGCAAAAGCGCCCTCATGCTCAACATGGCCGACAACATGGCCCGCCGCGGTGTGCCGGTTGTCTACTTCTCCCTTGAAATGCCCGCCAACGAGCTGGCCGCCCGCGTTGTCTTGAGCCGCGCCGAAACAAACACCGAGATCATCCGCAATGGCTTCCTCACCGCATCCATGAAGAGCCGCATCATGGATGCCGCCACACAATTTGCCAGCGAGCCGCTCTACGTTGACGACCGCGGCGGCCTCACGCTTCTCGACATCCGCGGCCGCGCCCGCTTGGCCGTGAGGCGCTGGGGCGTGAAATGCATTTTCGTAGACTACCTCCAGCTCGTCAGCCACACCGGCGCCCAGTCCCGCGAGAACGAAGTCGGTTTTGTTAGCCGCGGCCTCAAAGCCATGAGCATGGAATTGGGCATTCCAGTAGTCGCCGCCGCCCAGGTAAACCGCCAAGCCGAGAACCGCAGCGACAACCGCCCCAAGCTCTCCGACCTCCGCGAGTCCGGCAGCATAGAACAGGACGCCGACATCGTGTGTCTCGTCCACCGCCCTTGCTACTACGCCGTGCAGGACCAAGAACCGGACCCGCAAGACGCCGAGTTGATCGTTGCCAAACATCGCGCCGGCCGCACCGGCACGCTCAATCTCACATGGCGTCCCTCGCTCACCCGTTTTGAGGGCACCGCGCCGGTCGGCCGCACAACTGACAGCGATGGCTCGGTCTACGCGCCGGACAAACAACTCTGGGAGGCGATTAATGAATAGCCGAGCCAAGGGCGCCCGCGGAGAGCGCATGTGGCGCGACGAGCTGCGCGAAGCCTTCGGCGACTCTGGCATCCGCCGCGGCCAGCAGTTCAGCGGCCTCGGCGACTCGCCTGATGTCGTTTGCCCATGCCTGCCGGACATTCACTGGGAAGTCAAATTTTGCCAGGTCGTCAAGATCGGCGCATGGATCGCCCAGGCCATCCGCGACGCCAAAGACAAGCTCTTCCCAGTGGTCGCGCACAAGCGCAACGGCGAGGACTGGCTCGTCACACTCCGCGCGCAGGACTTCCTCACAATCCTTCGCCGCTCTGATTTTCTCATCCCAACACAAACACAAACACCAACCACATAATAACCATGCCAAATACAACCATAACCACACCCGCGGGCATCGCTCGCTATCCCAGCCTCAACCGCGCCGACACCAAGTTCGACGAAATTGGGGTCTTCAAAGTCAACCTTGAGCTGTCCGCAGAAGACGCCAAGCCGTTCATCGATGATGTCGAGGCGATCCTCGCTGAGTTTGTCGCCGACAAAAAGCGTGAGCTGAAGAAGGACAAGCTCAAGATGCACGCTGCGCCTTGGGAAGAAAACGACGGTGTCGTCCAACTCAAGCTCAAGGTCAAGGCCATCGGCAAGACCAAGGCCGGCGAAGAGTACAGTCGCCAGCCGAAGCTCTTCGGCGCTGACGGCCAGCCGCTTGAAGCCAATGTTGGCGGCGGCTCCAAGATCAAAGTCGCGGTCGTGCCCTACGCTTGGTACACGGCCAGCCTCGGCGCTGGCATCACGCTGCAGCCGAAGGCGGTGCAGGTGCTTGAACTAGTCACCTGGGGAGATGGCGGCAGCGCTGCCAGCTACGGCTTCGACGTTTCGGAAGCCAAGCCCACCGCGGCCAAGACCGGCACCGACGACGAAGAGATCACCTGGTAACCCTCATGCCAGCCAAAAACACCACAGTCAAAAGGGGGGCGGCAAAACGCCGCCTCCCTTCGGCCAAGGCCACCAAGCCCGCCGAGCCGGATCGCTTCACCGAGGACGGACGCAAGATCGTCCGCCTCGAGAAGACCCGCGCGCACCAGAAGTATCCGCTCAAAGACGGCACCGATGTTCCCGGCGCCAGCACCATCGCCAAGATCGGCGAGGACAGCAGCGGCCTCATCCACTGGGCGTGGAAGCTCGGCATGGACGGCCAGGATTACCGCAAGGTCCGCGACAAGGCCGCCGACATCGGCACCATCGCCCACTTCCTCATTGAGTGTTTTCTCCACAACCACGTTGCCGACCTCTCCGAGTTCAGCTCCGCGGACATTGAGAAAGCGACCATCGCCTTCAACAACTTCAAGCGCTGGTGGGATGACGAAGGTCTCACCGTTATTGAGCCGGAGGTGCAGCTTGTCTCCGAGGAGTATCTCTTCGGCGGAACCATCGATGCACCGTCCCGCGACCGTGACGGCAAAATCGTCTTGTTGGATTGGAAGACGAGCAAAGCCATTGTCGGCGCGCACAAAGTCCAGCTCGCCGGCTACGAACAACTCTGGAACGAGAACCGCCCAGACATGAAGGTCCAGCGCCGCGGCATCGTCCGCATCGGCAAAGAGTCGCCAGATGACTTTGAAGTCGCCTGGATGTTCAGCGCCGAGCCGTTCTGGAAGGTCTTCCAAGCGCGCCTCGCGCTGCACTACGCGCAATTAATGCTCAAGAAAGCCGCCTAATGCAAACCGCCAAGCAAACACTAGACGCCGCATCGTCCGCCGTCTGCGGAGCGCGCAACGAGGACTACGGCTCGCCCGCGGATGACTTCGGGACGCAGGCCGAGATGTTCAGCAGCTACCTGTCGCGCACCAACGGCGCGCAGGTCTTGGTCACGGCATCCGACATCGCCGCGCTGATGATCCTGGTAAAGATCGCCCGCCAAGCGCACGCCGCCAAGCATGACAACTGGATCGATGTCGCCGGATACGCCGCCTGCGGTGCCGAGTGCGACGCCAGACAAGCCGCCTAGATCGAGGCATTGCAAATGAACACAATCGAAGACCTAGCAGCCATTGCGTTCGGTTCAACAGTCGTGATGGGTTTTTTCACAATCTCATTCGCGTTCTTTGTTAACTCCGTTCTCTTATGCGGGGCGGTGCTTAAAGAGGCCTCAAGATTCCTGTTCTAATGCCCAACGGAAACCTCAGCAAAGTCGAAGAGTGGGCTATGTGCGCGCTCGGCTCGTTAGTTGTGGTCGGCTTTTTTGCCATCTCAATCACGTTCTTTGTCGGCTCGCTACTGTTTTTGGCAGTGGTGCTGCGGGAGGCGTGGAAGTTTTTCATCTAATGCCCCCGCGCAGAACCATCGCCATCGTCCGTAAGAAGCTCGGCCGCGAAAAAGCGGACGGCATGACTATGGGCGACGGCAAAGTCTACATCGACCCGCGTCAATCCGGCGCGGACGAGCTAGACACAGTTCTGCATGAGCTGCTGCACCATGTCTGCCCCGACATGAGCGAAGAAGCAGTCGCCGAGAAGTCCGCCACGATGGCGAGGTCGATGTGGAAAGACAAATGGAGGCGCGTCCACGAGTGACCGCCGCCGGCTACATCCTCATCGGCCTCGCCGCAGGCATGCTTATCGGCGCCCTCGCCGCCTATGGCTTTATGTTCATCTGGGCGATCCGCTGCGGACGCGAGGAGGATGCAGAATGACCTCCGGCATCCTTATTGCCTTGGTCGGCTTCATCTATTTCGCCGTCGCCATCGACCTCGGCCTCATCCAACACCGCTACTGGCATAGTCTGATTTGGTTGGGCTATGCGGTGGCTCAAATCGGGCTATGGAGGGTAACCATTTATGACTAAGCCCCGCGACATGTACGACCTGACGAGTCATCCGACCGACACGCCAGAGATCAAGGCCAAGCTCAAGCAGGCTATCAAACTTTACAACGAAGTCGGCCGCGACCGCGCCAGCAATAATTTGCCCGCCCTCGCCGCCGCCTTCGCCGCGCGCAAGCGCAAACAATCGAAATGACTTTCAAGTTGCAGGCTCAAGCGGGTTCTCGCCGGCGTTCATGTGGTGTGACGCCGCGGACCATCTCCGGGATGCCCAGCTCCACCGAGCGAGACGAGTGGGGCGCCTGCACATTCTTTGGCGCGGTGCCGCCTCTCCCGCCAACGCGGGTGGACGGTTACGGCGTAGCACGGCCGTGCCAAAACAAAGGTGCCGCCTCGCTGACAAAAGCCCACGGGGCTTTTCGCAAGATAGGCGAAGCGGTCAACAGACAGGGAATGCTAACCATCACTGGCTCCAATGTGCATCGGGGCACTGAAATGCCGGTGGCCCTGTCTTTTTCTTTCGCATGATCTCTTGGCCACCCCAAAACTTCCGCGTTGAAGTAGACGGCATCGGCACCTGCCGCGTCCTCTACGTTGTCGCGCAGGGCGGCCTCGAGAACGACTACGTCACCGTCTGCCGCGAGGATAGCGGCCGGTGGCTGACCGCGCGCATCGACCAGCTCGCTGCCGCGGAGAATCCGACTTTGGACATTTTGGGCGCCGCGCCGGCTTAACAACGGCTTCGGGGGAAGCTGGCGCCTGCGCAGACGCACCGGCCGGCGCCCGATCTACTTCGTGAACGAGCACGCACAACGCTTCAAGCCCACACCGCACCCTGTCATGCAGGTCGATCTCGACCTGCTGGAGAAGCTGGGACCGGACGAAGGCTGGAAATATCTCAAAACACGCGAAGAACTGATCGCCCGCGAGGCATCAGAC